TCTTGTGGATGCATCGCTAACTTACGATACTCTTGGTTTTGTCGCTGAAACCAGTGAAGAGATGAGGAGAGCAAAAACTGGCGTAATGGAATACAATTCGTGGTCGCATCAATATTCTGTTATTAATTCTTCTGATGCTCAACTAAATCTCAATTTTGGTACTAAAAATACTCTATCTGTTATTTCTAATACAATACCAACAACTCATATTAATAATGTTGATAAAGATGGATTCAGTACAGATAATTTTAAAAATTCTACCACCGACCCTTATGATTCAGATGTAAAATTAAATAAACTTACATTCATTAAAGATGGTATTAAAGCACCTCTCGATTATGAAATTAATTCAAAAGACCAATCAGATGATAATCGACCAAGGGTAGAAGTTATTAATAATCTAAAAAATGCTATGAATACTCAATCATCGGCACGAACTCTTGTTTCTGTAAATACTGAAAATGATTTAAAAACTAAAATAAATTTACTCGGTCAAGAGGTTGCATTACTTGACCCAGCAGTAAGTGTTGAAACTCAAAGTAATCCAATTTTTGGTCTGGGTATCAACGAGGACCCACTAACAAAAGTCGGTAGAGATTTCAGCACATCAACTTACTCTGTTAGAATTGAAAGTGATTTAAATGGTTCGTCTCCCAATTCTATAAATACATTTTCATTATCAAAAAATGTATTAACTTATTCACCACAAGGAATTTCAGTAAGTTCGTAAATTATTTTATTTAATTTTATTTTTTTTTAATATTTATATAATATAAATAAAATGAATAAATCTCAAATACCCGATGTACTAAAACCAGTTTCAAGAACTACTATGAGTAATGTTGATATTTTTACAAGTGTTTTAGAACCAGTAAATAAAAGTCAAAAAAGAGTCATTTTCAATTTGCGCCAACAAGGCATACTAAATGCTGGTTCTCGTCTTGTTATGTCTCTTCATACTACAAATGCCGTTGCAGGTTCTGCTTATTTACCAGTTGGTGCTGGTATAGGTGCTTGCATAGATAGTGCTATTCTTCGAGTGGGCACTCGGGTTATTGCTAAAACAGAAAATTTTGGTCATTATTATATGGCGAAACGAAGTGTTCATACTCACCAACAAAAACAAAATATAGACATGGTACTTGATGGTGGAGTCAATAATATTGGACCATCACCTAATGCTGATGGCAAATATAGTTTTGATGTTGGGTCTGCTATATATACCAGTAAAACAACTGCTTTTGTAAATAGTCCTTATAAAATTGTTCAATCAGAAGAAGATTGTCCAACTTTTTCACTTGCTCTTAATGACTTATTCCCTATGATGAGGTCAAATGGTCTCCAATTACCACTTTTTGCTATGAAAGACCAAGTATCTATTGAAATTAATTTAGTTCAACAAAAAACAGGCGAAACTGGCAAAAATTGTCTTTTCTCTGCTGCTCCAACCGATAGTGCAACTACATATGGTCTTAACAATTTTGCCCTTCATCTTGATTATCTCCAATATGATGATGCTACAATGAATAAAATCAGAGACATGGTAAATTCGCCAACAGGTCTGCCAATGATTTATGACGATTTAGCTTGTACTACAACTTCAATTCCTGCCGTAACTCAACCTGCTGATAATACTACAACCGAAGTTTCTGTATTACGAGAAGTTGGTTCTGCTGGTCTAAAAGTTAAAAATGTATTAGTCGTTGAAAAAAATGCTGCTGCTAATACTTTATTAGGCGATTACCGAAGTGATTCACCAGTGCATCCTCCAAAATATAATTGGCGTGTAAATGACCGGATTATTTATCCAAGAAAATTATTTAACACTTCGCAAATGAGAAATGAAGTTGAACAAGTATTAAAATTCCCTCTATCTGTGCCATCGTGTGTATATTCTCACGATGTATCTAATGACTTTTACACTTCTAAAAATGGCAGACAGAATGAAATGCTTGATGCTAATGTTATAATGGAAGCACAAAATCCAGTTCAAATGGCAGGTACCACTTTCTTAACTGGTCTCAATCTTGAAAGAGGACCTAATGGTGAAGGTACTGATATTCATCATAAAAATATTCTATATGACCGAACTCAAACATTCAGTCGTAATGATTTTAGCGCGATAGATTTAAAATTCTTTGTAGAATATGAAAGGTCGTTTGTATTATCACAAGGTGTTCTTCTTGTTAGTGCTTAAATACCTTATAAATTATTTTTAATACTAAAAATATTTTTTTTTTACTTTTAATTAAAGAGAAATAATATATTATATATCTTTAATTTTATTATTACACAATAGTAATTTTATTAAATTTTATTAAATTAAAATAAATTATTATATAAATGGAGAAACAAATCATTATAGAAAGTAATCAAGAAATTGCTAAACGCAATTATTATGTTGATTATGGGAAAGTTATAAACGATGATGTTAATAATGATGAATTTTCAAACTCAAAATGGAAAACAAAATTGCCAACTGGAATACCGCTTGATGTTGGTGATAGTATTCAATATTATTCATCTATGATAAGAAGTAAAGGTTTATCTGACCAAGGCGTAGAATTAATTGGAACTGCTGATAGTAATGAAGATTTAGTGGATAATAAAGGAAAAATTGAATTGGGTTATTACATTGGTAATAATTGGTTAAATAATTTAATGCTTCCGAAATCAATAGCAACGTTAAGAGATTATACTGAGAAAGTTGCTGAAACATCTGCATCTATGAGGAATTTTGATTTTGTTAATACTTATAATACATATAATATACCTGAAAAAAATAATAGTGGCACTGATGTCGTGGTTGCTGGTGAAGGAATAGCTCCTGATGTTGTTTATGCAACAAGTCAATTTGGAGGTGATTGGCAAAGACAAAACGCATATGATAATAAAATATATGATTCAACTGCGGGAACTGGTTGGGGTTGGTGTTCAGCAGCTAATGGAACTGATAATGGTAATATTACTGGTGGTACTGAATTTGATACTACTGATGGTACAGGGATTGCTGAAATTTCTTATGAATTTAATAATCCAAAAGTTGTGAAAAAATATTTGATTTTTCCAAAATATAGTACCGCAGGACACGATGGACGCAATCAAAATTTACGAGTTTGGGAACTTCGTGGTGCAACTGAAAAATCAATATACGATAAAAGTAATTCTGCAACATTTACAATTTTAGATAGTAATACTTTTACTGGTGCTTTATCATCAGCAGGTGCAATAAGTGATTGGACTACTATCCCCAGTTTTGCCTCTAATAAACCATTAGCATCTAATAATGAAGATTTAGCAAAACATTTTACAATTTCAAATACAGGTTTATTTAAATATTATGTATTACACATAACTGGAAATTATGGAGATGAATTAGTAGGATTCACGGAATGGGTATTAGTTGCTGAAACACCAGAAACAGAATTTGATAAAATACCAAATGTTTTTTTCAGCGATTATGGTGGTCCAAGTATTGAAACACAAACTGAATGGGAGAAAAATGGACCATCAAATTTAAATATTACTGCTGATGAATTAAATACAAGTAGTTTTATTTATAGTAATGCAAATCCAACGGCAACAGGAAATTTATGTAATTATGTTCCAGATGATAAACGCCTATATGTTGGTGCAAGTAATTGGGCAGGACCTTATCAAAATGGTTGGAATGGATATCATAATGTAGCATATACAAAATCATATACAAAATTATTTGATATTGTTAAATCAGAAGCAGAAATAGAAACCAACTTGGGTTTTAATAGTCCTGTCGTTATAGGACAGAAAATAACAGAAAGTTTAAATGACCCTAACTTTGATGATAATGTATTTGTTAAACCTAAAATTATTGATTTTAAATATGATTTAGTAGATGATTTAGGAATTATAAATTATAAAAATTATTTCAAAACATATGAAACAACACAAGTCATTGATGAAACTTGTAAATCAATACCAACATCATTTGGTAAAATGTTATATGATATTAATGATGGAACTGATAATTTCGCAATTAATCAAATTGTTAAAGACAAAACTGGTGGTAATCTCGCAACAATAGAACAAAGAAATAGATATATGTGGAATTCAATTGCCTCTGGTGATTTTAAAAGAACACGAGCAATGAGTAAATTATATCAAAATCTATATCTATCAAAAAATAGTGTATCAATGCAAAGTATGACCCACGAATTATTAAAAAATGTTTCAATTTATACAGGTGGTATAAATCCAAGTACATATTGGAATAATGTAATAACTAACTCTGCATATCCAACAAGTAATCCGTATAATCTTGGAGAACAAATATGTATATTTGATGATTTAACAAATTTTTCTTTACCATTCACGAATAATGATAAAACAGATTTAGCAAATAGAGTTTTATTTAGAGATTTTACTGCTAATGCAAGAGGATATGAATCAAAAGAAAATATTTTAGCAGGTGCTGGTGTAGGTATTCATAGTACTACATTTGCTTTATATTGGTCTTCCAGTCATAGTGCTCCATATTC